CTATGAAATCAATGGTAAAAAAATATATGGTAAGGAGATTCTAAAAAATCCTGATCAATATTTCACTGAAGAAGTAATGCAGCAACTTGATGCTGCCGCGAAAAAAGAATTCTCTTATGGAACGAATTGAGACAACCATTCTCAGAAATTTAGTATTTAATGAAGATTACTCTAGAAAAGTTATCCCATTTATTCAACCAACTTATTTTGATAAAGTAACTGAAAAAGTAATTTTTGAAGAAGTTGTTCAATTTATTGTTAAATATGGTTCAGCAATTACTTTAGAAGCACTTGGCATTGAGTTAGAAAATCGTACAGATCTTACTGAGTCTGAAGTTAAAGAAATTAGAGAAATTAGTAATTCTCTTGATGATTCTCCTGTAGACCAACAGTGGTTACTTGATACGACTGAAAAATGGTGCCGAGATCGTGCAATTTATCTTGCACTTATGGAATCTATTCACATTGCTGATGGTAATGATGAGAAAAAAACAAGAGATGCTATTCCAAATATTCTTTCAGATGCCCTAGCAGTATCTTTTGATAACAATATTGGTCATGATTACTTACAAAATTATGAAGAACGTTATGATTTTTACCACAGGAAGGAAGATAAGATTGAGTTTGACCTGGAGTATTTCAACAAAATTACAAAAGGTGGTCTCCCTAATAAGACTCTCAACATCGCTCTCGCTGGGACAGGCGTTGGGAAATCGCTATTCATGTGTCATGTGGCTAGTTCCGTCTTATTGCAAGGCAGGAACGTTCTCTATATCACACTTGAAATGGCGGAGGAACGAATTGCAGAGCGAATTGATGCAAACCTTCTCAATGTTCCAATCCAAGAATTAATTAATTTACCAAAACAAATTTTTGAAAATAAAATTAATACTCTTGTAAATAAAACAAAAGGACATCTTATAATTAAAGAGTATCCAACTGCATCAGCGCATAGTGGACACTTTAAAGCATTGCTTAATGAACTTACACTTAAGAAGTCATTTAAACCTGATATTATTTTCATCGATTACCTTAATATTTGTGCTTCCAGCAGGTATCGGGGAAACATGTCTGTTAATTCTTATTCGTATATCAAGGCAATTGCTGAGGAACTTAGGGGTCTTGCAGTCGAATTCAATGTGCCAATCATGTCTGCCACTCAAACTACTAGTTCAGGTTATGGCAACTCTGATGTTGAACTTACTGATACTTCTGAATCCTTTGGTCTTCCTGCTACTGCCGACCTTATGTTTGCTCTTATTAGCACAGAAGAGTTGGAGCAACTTGGACAGATTATGGTAAAGCAACTTAAGAATAGATATAATGATCCTACAGTATTTAAACGGTTTGTTCTGGGTATTGATAGAGCAAAAATGAGATTGTATGATTGTGAACAAAGTGCCCAAAATAATATTACCGATAGTGGGCAGGAAGAAGAATATGAATATGAAGAAAAAAAATCTTCTGCTAAAAAATTATTCTCCGATTTTAAATTTTAAATGTGATTTACGAAATAGAAAATTTTTTAGATGAGTCTATATGTGATGACTTAGTAAAATACTTTAATAATACTAATTTTAGGAATATACATCTAGAAGGTTATTTTGAAGATAAAACTTTGTGTCCTTACTTAGTTGAAGATAAGATACTATTATCCAATCTTCTTATACTTCAAATTAAATCCATTCAAACTTTATCTAAATTATTTTATAGGGATAACTTAGATGTAAATTTATATTTGGAATATTGGAGCATTGTTCAAATGCTCCCTGGAATAGATATGGAAGTTCATCAAGACCAAAATCATCGAGACTATAGTTCTGTTTTATATTTAAACGATAATTTTACTGGAGGAAAGACATACTTCCCAAGTGATAACTTTACATGTAACCCTAAAAAAGGTAAAATAATATTTTTTAGTTCTCGTACTTATCATGGAGTCACTAAAGTAATAAGTGGTGAGAGGTATACTTTGCCTTGTTGGTACAGTAAAAATCAAAATAATATATATTTACCACAATGAATTATAGAGTAAAAAGCATAAATCCCGATATAATCGGAGATTATACTAATATAGAATATCCAGATAGAAGACAATTCCCTGATGATGAAACCGTTAATCGGTGGAAATCATTGGGGCATTTGTATGTGAACTATACTGGTCTTTTAAGAGAAGAATATAGAGGAGTTCCACAATGGTGTCATGATATTGTGAATGAAATTAAAAAGGAACATCAAGTAAAAAATACTTCTTTGTCCGTATATTGTATGCCACCTGGAACTATTATGCCAGAACACCAAGATACGTATCCTAGATATAGAAAGGTATATAATATTGAAGACCAAAATAATGTGTGTAGATTTTTAATCTTTTTAAATGACTGGAAATCTGGGCATTATTTTGAATTGAACCGAACACCAATTGTTAATTGGAAGAAGGGTGATTGTTATATGTGGAGAGGAGATGCACCACATATGGCAGCAAACCTTGGAGATGAAAATAGATATACAATGCAGATAACAGCAACGATATGAAAAGAAGAGCAGTCATAGATGATATTGTAGAACAATGTTCAAAACATTGCTCTGCATTTACTTTTAAGTTACAAAAAGGTATAGATGGACAAGTTATTCATAAAGAAGGATTTGTAAATTGCTACTGGGCAAAAAATTATAAATTAGTTTTTATGCATGTTGATAAGTGTGGTAGTACTTCTATTACTACAGCATTTAATGCTCATTGTCCAAATTTCATCCCATTAGATAAATTACCAAGAGCAAAAGACCCAGATTTTTTAGCACAATATTTTGTAGAATCTGAACATATATTCTTTGCAATTACTAGGGATCCTACTAAAAGATGGATATCTGGATTGAATGAATTTATGTGTAGATATAAACCACCTATTGAATGGGTTGTTAAACAAGTTAAAAATAAAAAGTACATCTATGATGAACATACAGCTCCTCAAAAATTATTTCTAAGATTGTGTCTTGAGAACAAAGGAAATCTTAAATTAATAAAATTGGAAGGAGATATGACATTTAAAGTTAATAATTTTATAAGAACTAATATTCAAGATGATATTGAAAGAGTAAAATATAAATCATTTGAAATTCCTCATTTAAGAAATTCAAAATATTTTATGCCCAATTACAGTTCAATATGTAAAAAAATATATCAAGACTATGTTGAACCAGATTTAGAAGAATTTAACAATTTGTATAGTGAGGATTATAATCTTTATGAAAATGGAATTTGATGTAGTTAATAGGTTTGAAAAAATAATATCTAATTTTTTTAATGCACCTTATGCTGTGGCAACGGATTGTTGTACTCATGCTATAGAGTTATGTCTTAGATATGAAAAGTATAATGATATACAAATACCAGAGCACACTTATATTTCTATTCCATTTACTGCTGAAAAATTGGGTATAAAATGGACATGGAAAAAAAATTATATTTGGACAGATTATTATTATCTTTGGAATACTAATATAATTGATGCTGCGGTTTTATGGGAGCAGAATACATATATTCCTGGTACATATATGTGCATTAGTTTTCAATTTAAGAAGCATTTAAATCTTGGTCGTGGTGGAATTATATTATTGGATGATAAGGAGGCATATACAACGCTTAAAAAAATGGTTTATGATGGAAGAACTAACGATAAACCATGGGGAGAACAGAATATAGATATGATTGGTTATCATTATTATATGACGCCAGAAACTGCATCTTTAGGCATTCAAAAATTTAATGATGTGGCATTTAAAAAACCAAAAAGATTTCAATATTTGGATTATCCCTTCTTGCCTAATATGGAGGTATTTAAAAAATGAATTTAGATAATAAATTAAAAGGTTTGCCTCCTATTTTTTATTTGAACCTAGACCATAGATTGGATAGAAAAGAACATATCGAGGGTCAATTTAAAAAATGGGGAATAACTGATTTTACTAGAGTCTCTGCCTCTAGATTTTCAACAGCAAAAATAGATGAATGGGCACATAAATTAGATTTGATGCTTCTTGCACCATCTGATGCATCAATTGTAATGAATGAATTTACTACCTTAATTGAATGGTATGAGTCTGGGATATCTGATGTTTGCATGATAGTTCAAGATGACCTTTGTTTTGACTTAGTTGAATATTGGCCTTTTGATTGGGAAACGGTGATGAAGAGTTTGCCGTATAATTGGGACATTGTTCAATTTTATTATTGTCACGATCATGTATTAAAGATGCATTTGCATCCAAGAGAGTGGCATAGTTCCTCTGCTGCTTGTTTTATTGTAAATAGATTTTTTGTTGAAAAACTAATCAAAGTACATTTAAAATCTGATGGCACATTTAAACTTGATAATAGTCTTAGGGATATGAAAGTTCCTAGAGAATCCTATAGTAGTGATGACTTTTTGCTCTATCAAATAGGAAAGTCTTACACGTTACCTTTGTTTTGTTTAGATCCTAAACTAGCTATTGCACCAGATAATAGGATTGAAAATATAGAAAATGATGAAGAGTATGATCCTATAATCAGTGCATATCACAATAAAATCTATGATATTTTGGCCACATCATGTATAAAAAAATGGTGGGAAAATAATAGTCACAAATATACTGCAGATGATATCCTGAGTTATGGTGGATCTGTTCATGAGATGATGCAAGTACAGTTGCCACAGTATGATAAAAAGGTGTTGCCAAAATGATTGAAGAAGAATTAGAAATAGCATGTAATGCCATAACCAATAGATTAGTTGGTATTCCTAAAATAATCTATTTAAATCATGAGGATGATGTTGAAAAAAATGAATATATGCAGAACCAATTTAAATCTTGGGGAATTTCTAACTTTAGTAGGTATAGAAAGATATACCGTGAAGATAACTATGATGATTGGAAGCATCTTGTTTTGGACAAAGAATTAGTTCAGTCTCCATCAGAACTAGCATTAACTTTAAATACTTTACAATCAATCATTGATTGGTATGATTCAAATGAATCAGAGACTTGTATTTTTATGGAGGATATTATTAAGTTTGATATTGTTAATAACTGGTTTTTTAATTGGGATTTATTAACAAAAAATCTTCCATATAATTGGGATTGTATTCAACTTTTTAGTTCTGCTGAACGAAGAATAAAAATGCACTTGCACCCATGGGAATCTGATAGTGGGTCTTGTCATTGCTACATGATTACTCGTTATTTTGCTAAAAGAATTAAGCATTACCATTATAGAAATGGTAAATTTTTACTACATTACACTACTCCAGATAAATCAATACCCAATTTTGAGTATGGTGGGTTGCACAATTTCTTTTATGATATTGGAATAACATATACGTTGCCAATATTTTCTTTGAATGAAAAATTTATTGGTAGCGATACTGTTAACGATTTGGTTGATAAATTATCTTCAGAATCTACAGAATACTGGTGGAATGTGAGAAGTAAATCATATTCTGCATTTGAATTTTTTCACTATAATAAAAATGATGAATGGAGAATGGAGGTAATGTTTGATATATCCACTAAAAAACCTTATGTGTTTAAGGATAAATCTGAAGGGTTATTAATATGGATATAAAAAGTAAGTTGGATGGGATGCCATTAGTAAACTATTTTAATCTGGATAATAGATTAGATAGAAAAAATTGGATGGTTAAGCAATTTGATAAGTATGGTATAAAGTACTCTAGAGTTTCTGGAACAAAATATCTAGCATCTGAAAATGGTAAGTGGAAGCATTTAATAAAAGATATTGATGAATATAACTTGTTAGTTCCAATTGCCGCAAATGCAATAACACATTTGGATTTTCTAAAAAATTGGTATAGAAATACTGAAGACCAATATGTTATTTTAATGGAAGATGATTATGATTTGGGACTTATTGAACGTTGGCATTTTTCTTGGAGAGATCTTATAGAAAGATTGCCTTATGATTGGGATTGCATTTTGATGGGATTTGAAAATCCAACTGCATTGAAGTTTCATTTGCACCCAATTGAACCAGCTCATGACTTTGGTCCAGTTTTGTTAAATCGAGGTTATGTTGAGAAGCTATTAGATTTGCATTGCGTTGGGGATCAATATAAACTAGTTAATACTGTTTGTAATGCTGCATGGAATAGGCAAAACGATGTTGCTGGATCTGGAACAGTTGACTATTTTATGGTGCATACTGGAAGAACTTATTGCTTACCTTTAATTACTATCAATCCAAATTTTGGAAGTTTTGAAAATAATAGTGTCATCCAAAGATTTTTTAGAGAAGAGGGTGATGTTATGGCAAGAAATACTTATTATTTTTGGTGGCAACATGAGCGAGACTTGTATTCTATAGATCAATTTTTTACATATGGATCAGATGACCATGAGAGAATGAGTTTAAAACCTGAGAGGTTTAGGACATATGATATATCAAATAAAGGTGTAGAATTATATGGGGAACTTTATCTTGACTACTTTAGAAAATAATTTCCCCCTATGGGACGATAAATACTTTGAGCAGAAGTACTGAATTGTAGAGAAGAGTTTCTAACTTATTATGAATTTAAAAGATAAATTAAAAGGAATACCAAAAGTATATTATTTTAACTATGATGAACATGCTCATTTGGATGAGCATATGGATCGTAATCTAAGTAATATGCGAGTTCAAGATTATGAAAGAGTGCCAATTAAATATACAAAAGATAATGTATCTGAATGGAAGAATCTACTGATTAATTTAAAGGAATATAAATTACCAATACCTACAGCAGCTTATGCTATTAGCGTATTAGAGTTTTTAAAAAATTGGTATGACAATACTGAAGAAGATAGATTAATAATTTCTAAAGATACTCTAGATTTTGGGTTAGAAATTTATTGGCAATTTGATTGGGAATATTTAATGAGTAGACTTCCCTATGATTGGGATTCTTTACTCCTTGGATTTGAGAATATAAATTATATTCCATTCTACTTACATCCAATCATGCCAGCTCATACGTTTGGCATCTCGATGCTTAATAGGAGATATGTTAAAAAATTAATAAGACTTCATTGTGTAGGAGAAAAATATAATCTTACAAACTATATTGCAAATAAAAATTATGGATTAAAGTCTGGCACAGTAGACTATTTTTTGGGACATTGTGGAAAAACATATTGTTTGCCAATGTTTCCAAACCATACAGATTTTTTTGATAAAACAACTAAAAGATATATTATTACAAAAGCATCAAGACTTGCTTACTATGATTGGTGGAGGAATGATAGTAAACGACATAGTTTTGATGAGATATTTACATATGGAAAACAAAACGACGTTGGGATGATTAAGAAAGTATCTAAGTATTTTTAATCGTTATGGATTTAAAAAATAGATTTAATAATTTTCCTCACATATATTATGTTAATCTAGACAATAGGATTGACAGAAAAGAATATATGGAAGACCAGTTTGATTACTGGAAGTTAAAATTTACAAGAGTATCTGCATCTAAATTTCTAGCTTCTGAATTAAATGAATGGGGTTCTGACTTTGTTGTGGGTAAAGTAACTGGTATACCTGCATATGCCTTAGGGAATGCGGTTACTCATTTGGAATTCCTTAAACGGTGGATTAATACTAAACAAGATGATTATTTGTTGTTAATGGAAGATGACTATGATTTGAATTTATTTGAATATTGGAATTTTGATTGGAATTACTTAATGAGTAGACTTCCCTATGATTGGGATTGTATTCAACTTGGATTTGAATCTGAAGAGTTTATCCCTTTCTTTTTACATCCAAAATTAAGACATAGTTATTTTGGACCAGTCATGTTGACTAGAGAATACGTTGAAAAAATTTTAGAATTGCATTGTTATGGAGATAAGTATAGATTTGATAAAGTTGTATCAATTGATAAGTTTAATAAGAGTTCTACAACAGTAGATTATCTCATCGGACATACTGGAAGAACGTATTCTATACCTTTAATAACCACAAATATTAAATCTTCAAGCACAGAGTTTGGTATAGAAATAAATAGAATTCACCATAAAAAATCTAGATGTGCATATTATTATTGGTGGATGAAGGAACATCTAAAATTTACATTAGATGACTTCTTTACATATGGAAAAGAAAATGACCACAAAATGGTTTTAACTACGAGTTGAATTATGTACGCAAAAAACGAATGGGATAAACTAAAAAAAGTTATTGTTGGTGTTGCAGATCATGCAACTATCCCAACAATGGATAAAAGTTTAAGGACAATTAATTATGCTGGAATTCAAGATGTATCTGATGTTAAAACGGGATTATATCCACAACAAGTAATTGATGAGGCAAATGAAGATCTTGAAACTTTTTGTAATTTTTTAGTTGGTGAAAATGTTGAAGTTTTAAGACCAAATAGAGAACCTACAAAATATTATAATTATTGTCCAAGGGATTGTGTATTTGTTCATGGTGAATTATCCTTGGCAACTCCACAACCTTTGAGAGCAAGAAGAGGTAATTGGAGGTCTTTTTCTCACCATATTCCAAGAACAATAGAAATTCCCTGTTCATATCATGATGATTTATATGATGAATCTTGTATTGGTGATCCTTCAGTACTAGCACTAACTGAGTTAACCCCAGCATTTGATGCTGCAAATGCAATTCGTGCTAATGAAGAAGTTTTGTATTTAATCTCAAATAGCGGTAACGTTGCTGGAGCAACTATTCTACAAAATAATCTGGGTTCTTCTGCAACAGTTAGGATTGTAAAAGATATCTACACTTTTGTTCATATTGATACTACTATAGCTTTTTTACGTGAGGGTTTGATGATGGTAAATCCAACAAGAGTAAAACATAGAGATATGCTTCCATATCCATTTAATACTTGGGAAATTATCAATGCGCCAGACCCAGTAGACATTGGATACTATCCAGGTTATAATAATGCCTCAGAGTGGTGTAACATGAATTTGTTTAGTGTTTCTCCAAATCTAGTTGCTCTTGAAGAACATCAACATCCAACTAGAAAAATTTTAGAAACATATGGCATAGAATGTGCAATGCTTCCAATGAGGCATCAAAGAACTCTTAGTGGAGGATTCCACTGTGTAACTTTAGATTTGGAAAGAGAAGCATGAACATTGGGTTTATTGGGCTTGGTAAATTGGGTCTTCCATGTGCAGCAGAGATTGCTGCTAAAAATCATAATGTTTATGGATATGATATTGAATTTAAAAAAAGTAATTTAATTAATATCTGTTCTTCTATAGAAGAAGTAGTTAAAAAAAGTAAAATTATCTTTGTTGCTGTTCCAACTCCACATGAACCAGATTATGATGGAAGTACACCATCAATGCACTTGGAACCAAAAGACTTTGATTATTCAATTGTCAAACAATGCCTCAGTCAAGTAAATTCTGTAGCAAATGGGCAGTTGGTGGTTTTAATTTCTACAGTTCTTCCTGGAACAACAAGAGAACAGTTCAAACCATTAATGACAAATGCAAGATTTGTTTATAATCCCTATCTTATCGCCATGGGAACAGTTGGTTGGGATATGGTAAATCCTGAAATGGTTATGATTGGTACAGAAGATGGAACTACAACAGGAGATGCTAAAGAACTTATCAAGTTTTACAAAACAATCATGGAAAATTCTCCAAAATATTTTGTAGGAACTTGGGATGAATGTGAATGTATTAAAGTTTTTTACAATACTTTTATCAGCACCAAAATTGGATTTGTTAATATGATTCAAGACGTTGCGATGCGCCAAGGAAATATTAACGTAGATATTGTAACAAATGCTCTCTGTTCTGCAGGAACAAGAATTATTAACTCATCTTATATGACTGCTGGGATGGGCGATGGTGGTGCATGTCACCCAAGAGATAATATTGCTCTTAGATATCTGTCTAAAAAATTAAACCTTGGATATGATATTTTTGAATCTGTTATGGGTTCTAGAGAAGGTCAAGCTAAAAACTTAGCAAAATACCTTGTTGAATTGTCTAACAAATATAATCTTCCAATTATCATTCATGGAAAATCTTATAAACCAAGAGTATCGCATCTTGATGGAAGTTATAGTTTGTTAGTTGGTCATTATTGTGAAGAATTTGGTAAATCTCCAACATATGTTGATAGTTGTACTGGAGACAATTATCAACCACAAAGTCCTGCAGTATTTCTACTAGCGCACAGTGCAACAACTACATACAAATATTGGGACGCTCCAGAAAGTGATGAATTATACTGTGACGTACCTAAAGGAAGTATTGTAGTTGACCCTTGGAGAAAGTTTAAATCCAGTGAGGTTACCGTAATACATTATGGCAACACTAGACAAAATTCCTGATTTTTGATAAACTGTATTCGTATCTTAATTAAACATGACACTCACAATCTCAAAAAAAGAAAACACTGATGGTTCTCTTGAGTTTACTATGAAAGAAAATAAAGTTATTGATAGTAATAAGTATATTGATTTTGTTCGTCAAACTACTAGTCCTGCAAGTAGCGAACTATCAAATCTTCTGTCCCGCCTCACTGAACTTGAAGCATCAACTGATGCGGATGTTCCTAGGCTTCTAACTGCCGCTCTTGGTATGACTGCAGAAGCAGGTGAATTTACCGAAGTTGTGAAGAAAATTTTCCTTCAGGGTAAATCGTATAATGATGAAAGTATTTTTCATATGAAGCGAGAACTTGGAGATATTTGTTGGTATATTGCCCAAGCGTGTATGGCACTAGGCACTAATTTTGATGAGATTCTTCAAATGAATTATGAAAAATTAAGTGCTCGTTATCCTGAAGGTGCTTTTGATGTGTATCGATCAGAGAATCGTGTAGAAGGCGATCTTTGAATGTATGTCTAAATTTTTATCCTATCAAGATATTCACCCAAAGTTATCTCTTTTAAATGATAATTATAATAAAATTTTAGAAGAGTATAGGAATAACTTCAATAGGTTAGAATTTAGAGATTTTACTGAACAGCAAAACGAATATATTAAAAAACAAAATAGAGGATATCCTATTGGATATTCCTCTTATTTTTCTGCAGAAAAAAGAAATTCTTCTAAATTTGGTTGGCATCTTGCGCCTCTTTTTGCTGAAAGAACACCTGTGGTTTTTAATACCTCAGCGTTACCCTTCTTGACAAGTGTTTTGTTAGAAGTTGGATTGACTGATGCTTGTGCAATTAATGCATTAGACCCTGGACAGTTTTTAAATTGGCATATTGATCAAGATTATATTCCAGGTGTTAAATTACTTAGAATTATTTGGGGGTTGGACATTGACCCAAATGACCCAGATGATGCTATAATACAAATAATGGATGATAATGGTGAGGTTGAGACTAAATCTTTTACCAACCAATCATTCTATATATTTCACCCTATGTCAAAACATAGAGTTGAGAATAAAATGAAATCTTGCAGAACTGTTCTGTGTATAGATTATATTACAGATAAAGATTATTCTGTTGGATTTTTATAATGCCCAGTTGGCGGAATTGGTAGACGCGACAGGTTTAGGTCCTGTTATCTTTATGGTGTGTAGGTTCAAGTCCTATACTGGGTATCTAAATAAAAAAAATCCATTCTTTTAGATGGCACAAAGTAATCCAGGAAATTATACTGCGGATACCATATATCGACTCCTAAGTGACAAAATTTCCGATGGTAAAATAAAACTTGTAAAGGACCAATTTCCAACAATAAAAAATTCTGTAGAATATGCAAGAATTGTTGTAAGAGCAGATGATAGAGTATCAACATTTGAACTTGTTGATGATGTTTTAAAGGATCTTAATATCCCTTTTCGTGAGGATAAAATAAGAGGGTCTACATTTAAAGCAATTTATATTGATAACTATTATAAAATTGGTAAAAAGGAAAAGGGAATTAGAATATTTTTTAAGTATTCTAATGGTAGAGATTTTATAAATCATTTTATTTGGAATAGTTTACTTCAAGAAGTCTTTAAAAAACATCCAGGTTTAAAAAGAACTCCTAGAGATAGAACAGAGGTAGAGGTTTTAAAAAATATCAACCAAAAGATTCAAGAACTTGGTAACAACATGCCAGTTACTTTAAGAATTAGGAATAAGTACTACTTTAATGTTGCTGGATTTGTTGGTGGAATAGGAACTAGAAAAGCAGACTTTGTTATTGTAGATTATAATGGAAATGAGATAGGATTCTTGTCTTATAAGAAAGGAGATACTGCTACTGATTTCCAACAATATGGAGGTATAACAGAAAGATCAGGAACAGATATCGTCAACAATTCGGAGGTTGAAGACTTTAAAAAAGTTGTAGTTGATAACTGGGATACTTATAAAAAGGACTATGCATCTGTTTGGCGAGAAATACAAGATAATAATCTAAAAAAACAATCTGTTTTTGGTAAAGATTACTCTAGATCTTCTGGGCATGATAGTGTAGACTTTTTTGTTCAAGGTAGACCAAACTTTACATCTAATGGTAAAATTATAAGTTTGAGATTTACTACTAAGACAGTCAGAAAAGGAAATCTTACTTCGCTGCAGGGGGATTATGAACCAGTTCTTGGTGCTCGTGGTGGAGAAAGATCTCGTAGAATTAAAATAAAGTCGAGGTCTATATATGGTGTGCGCGGGGGTATTTGGACTCGCGGGTACATCACAAAACGAAGAGACAAGGAAATTTGATTTGATAAATATTTGTATATTAAAACAATTATGAAAACATTCTCTCAGTTTGTAAATGAGTCTAAATCTCTTGCCACTATTCATGGCAGGAGATTAGGTCTTGTGCCAGATGGTCATGGTGGATATCATGATAAAAATACTGGAGAGTTTATTGCAAAAAATGTCGGTGGTCGATTAAAGTTTTATAATCAAAATCAAGTAGTTGGTGGACAAGACCCTGCACAAGTTAGAACAGCAGCAAATCAAAGACCAGTCGCCACACAAAATCCAAGTTTTAGAAAGAAGAATACTGTTAAAATTAATCCAGCAGAATCAATTGATAGGAATCAAGAACGTGAACTTAGAGAAAGATATATTGCTGGAGAAATTTTTAACGAACATACTTTTGTTCAAAATATAAAAACTGGAATGATTGGTAAGATTGTTCGTAGAGGAACCAATCATTTAATTTGTGTAACTGAAGATGAACAAATGTTTAAGTCTTGGATTAGGGATGTAAAAGAGTGGACAGAAGTATCTGGAGTTCCTGCAACTCAAAGGGAGGTTGGGACTGATGCTTTTAGGGAATATGTTATGAGAATGACTAATACAAAGAAAATTAGAAATTTCATAAATAAATACAAGGCAAAAAATAAGCATTAACTAATTAGAGTAATGGCAAAACTACAGCATATCATCACAGACCTCCATCAAGTTTACTTGACTGAGATGGAAGCAAAAATTAAACCTCAATTAGGCAAATCATCTGCATCTTCCAGCGGATCTGGTGGTGATAAAAAGGATGCTGCTGGTGGTGGCGGGGAAGACAATATTAAAAAGCAAGCAAGACAACTTGCATACGATACAAGATACAAGGCAAGACGAGAAGGTATTCCTTTAGAGAGAGCGTTTACTCAAGCACTTCAAAATTCTAGTGCATCAGCTCCAGTTAAGGATGCTGCAAAGGCAATGCTTTTTAGTGGTGGAGTTAAAGAAGAAGTTGATCAAATTGAAGAAGAAGATAAGCAAAAAGTTTTAGTTACTCCAGCAAAAGGATATGGAAAACCATATCGTAGATATGCTTCTAGAACAAAAATTCATCAACTGAGATCCAATCCTCAAATTCAATCTGTAACTGGAACTTCATATGGTAGTCCATATGAGGGTGAAAAGAAAAAGGGTGAACAAACTGCTGCTGCTCTTCAACATAAACCAGGTGGCAAAAAGGCAAAGAAGGATTATGATGGGGATGGTAAGATTGAAAGTGGAAGTAAAGAACATGCAGGAGCAGTTCATAATGCTATTCAAAGAGCAACTGGTGGAACTCCTAATGGGCAAGACACTAGAAATAAAAAAGTAAGAAAAGAATCATTTGAAGAATTTTCAGATTGGAGAAATGAACTTCATGAAGTCATTCAAAATTCCAAAAATGGTGATGTTAAAAAAATTTCAGAGAAAAATGTAAATAATAAAATTGTCATTAATCCACAATTAAAAGAAGAAAGTATTTTAGAATCTGTTGATATTGCATCAGAGTATTTTTATCAAGAAGGATTAAATTCTACTGGAGTAGATATTTTAATTGAAGAACTTGGTATCGAAGATTTTGTTCAATTTGTATTTGAATTGTCTGAAGAATATATCCTTACTGAAGCAAGAGCAGGTGGGGTAAGAGTAGAACCAAAAACCAAAGCTGGTAAATCTGTAGGTTCTCTTAAAGGTGGTGCAAAAACTGCTGCTATTGCTAGACTTCGTAAAGAAAAGCAAGCAAGAAAAGATTCTGAATCTAAGGCATCTTCTTCAAAACCATCGGGAATGAAGGCAGCACTGCAAAGACAATCTGCTGTTGCAAGTGCCAAAAAGCAACAACCTGCTAAAAAACCTTTAAAGGATAGGATTGCTAGAGGTGTTCTTGGTGCTGTTAAGGCATATCAGCAAGGTATGGAGCGCCATAAAGCGGCAACCGCAACTGCTGGTAAGGCAGTAAAAGTTGCAGCGAAGGGTGCATCTGAATTTGGTAAAGGAGTAGCATCTGGTGTAAAGGCAACTGCAAAAGCAGCACAAGCAGCACACAAAGTCCTTAAAAATTCTTATGAGATGGATGAAGCCGTTTATGGTGGTGAAAAAAAGGAACCAAAAGATACCCGAATGGTTGTTACCAAAGCAGATAAGACTGGAAATACTAAAGCATGGCAAAACTTTAAGTCAGGCAACCCTGCATATAAAGCAGCAGCACATCTTCAAAAATCATCTTTTGAACCAGAAGGTGATGTAGTTGATGAAGATCTTGCACAAGCACGTAAAAATGTCGGTGCTAGTAAGTGTTGGCCTGGTAAAGTTGCTAGAGGAACAAAAATTAAAAATGGTAAAGAGGTTCCTAATTGTGTTCCTGAAGCAGCAAGAGAACCCTATGCAATCGGTATGGCAGCAGCGATGAAGTCAACTGGTGACACTCCACCACTAGAAAAATCGACTATTAAAAAAGCACATAAAATTGCTAAAAAAATTGAGGCAAAAGAAGCAGTAGATCCACAATCATCTTTGTCACCAAAACAAAAAGACACTGAACAACAGCAAACTTTAAATGCTAAAGCCAAGTTAGAAAGAATTTTAGCAACACGTAAAAGTGCATATCAAGAGGAAACTGAACTTGATGAATTAAATCGTTATGAAAAAGAAAAGGGTAAGGATTATAAAACTGGTAAACCAGTAACCAAGGGTGGAACCATGGGTGGTGATGATACTCATTCAAAAGTAATGAGACATATGCACAAAACCATGGGTGCTGGAAGGATGGGTGCTGGTGGTGCTATTCAACAAAGAGGAAAGAAAAAGGAAAAAGGTGCTCCAACACCTGGACCTAGAGTTACTCCTGCTCAAAAGGTTGCAAAACGTCGCGCTGATGCTCAAAGAGCACAGGACATGATGCATTCTAGATACGACTGATACTAAATAAGCCAGGATACTCTCATACGGAGGTCATCATGGGCGCAGTAGTAGCAGTGGTAAAACCACTTCTGATTCAAATTGCAACACATCCAGCAGTTAAAAATCTTGTTCTCGACTTACTCAAAAAGTATGTTGATAGCACAGATAACAGCATTGACAACGTAGTTTATGAATTGGTTAAAGATAAACTCTTTACACCACAAGTATGATCACTTGTTTTGTAACTAACTGGGGAGTAACCATTGTTCTTGGTCTATTGTTAACTGCATCTGAGTGGTTAGCAAAAACAAAAAGATTTGAAGAAAATGGATTACTCGATTTGACTACTAATTTTTTAAGAGTAGTTCTTCAAAAGGGACCTAAAAAATAAAGGTTCCTTTTTTTCTACCTCCGTGTTTTTATAAATAAAAAAAGAAAATAGTTATCTTAGGCAATCACATGGCACTCTGGGGAAATAATGATGCTAGATTTGCAGGGGGAACAGTCTCCCTGAACTATACGACTTTAACGGTAACTGGAGCAGGTACTTCTTTTGGTGCTGTTGGTGCTGCTGCTACTGGTGAGGTAATCAGATTTGGCGACCGTACTGGAACATATTTTGGTGAAGCTGTAATTGTTGGTATCGCAAGTACAACACAACTTTCTATTGCTTCAACCTCTGGTCTGAGTGGAGCATCGATTGCCTCTACTTCATTCCAAATTACTGAAGCACCTGTTTATACAGTATTTGATTCAATGTATAATGTTGCTCAGACTTCTGCTGATAGTCATGTATATGGTGTTAGTGAAGTTGGTGCAGAAGCAGCAGCTACCACTCAATATCAAGTTACCCATTCTGGATGGGTCGGTGTTACTACATATGTTGACCAACACGGCAATCTCAGAGTTAAGAAAGAAACTCTAGTTGCAATGTCTGGAATTACAACTGGTAATACCCCAATCTATGATGGTAATCCACTTGTATGATAGATAGTTAAAACATGAATTTTACTGAGTTGAATGAAGATAATTTTTTATTATTCGCTATAAAGAATTATGAGAACCCTCAAGCGGTTACAAAAGATGATTTTGATAAAGACCTAAATCATTTTAAGTATATCAAAAGATTACTTAAAAGATACAGAAACAGTGGTCAATTGAAAACTCATCTTTTGATTAATCATTTCATAATTCTTTATAATATTTTTGGAGAAGCAGCTACACCAATGCTCTTCTACAAGATAGAAAGGGATTTATGGGATGTAATGAAAACATTTATTATATTTTTGAATAGACTCCCAGAATATCCTAAAACATATATCCACGATATTCCTGTTGACATTCACTGTTTAGCAGAACTACGGAAGGTTTATAAAGATGAACCCACTTGATAAGATCATTCAAATCATTCGAGAAAATATGGTTGCTAATACACCAGGAACAAGTGGTGGATATACGTCAAAAGGTGAACCTACAACAGTTGCTGGATTTGATCCCGTGATGGACGGAAGATCTAAAGTTATGAGAAGACTGCCAAAGGAATATAGTAAATTTTTAAGGAAAGGAAAAAAGAGGTAACATGTTTTCCCAAGAATCAAAATTAGCGGTTCTTGAATCTAAACTCGGTATTTACGAAGATTTATCCCGCGAAATGCTAGCAAAGTTAGAAGCAGCGGTTGATAAAATTTCAGAAGGTAATTCTCGCATTGCAACAATCCTTGCAAAGCACGACGAAAGGATTGAGCAAAGCATGAAGAATGATGACCTTCTCATCAAAATGATTGATGAGATGAAGGAAGATAATAATAAAGAGCATCAGGAAATAGAACAAAGATTTCAAATAATTCAAACAAAATTGGATGAGTTATCAAAGTTTAGATGGCAGGCAGGAGGAGTCCTTGCTGTTTTTGTTTTGGGACTTACATTATTCAACGGATTTATACCAAAACCAACCGCTCCACAACAGGTTATAATAGAGCGCACAAAATAAATAATCATGGTTTAGTTAGAACCATGATTAAGAAACAACATAAGAATATTGACTCGGTTTACTGTCTGCAAGAATTAACAAATACTGTCATTAAATGGACTAGCGTTATTAGTGTCTGTTTAATGGATTTGGAGGTTGACAGCAGGTTCTGGGGATGGTAGTATTGGTCAACTCAAATTAATTGTTATGGATTATGTTGACGTTAGGTTTATTAACCTAATAGCTCCTCGTCTTCAAAAGTTTAAGTTTGTAAAGAAAGACCTGTATAATTTTAGGTGTCCAATTTGTGGAGATTCTCAAAAGAACAAAACTAAGGCGCGTGGATATATTTACAATGTAAAGAATAATGCAAATTATAAATGCCATAACTGTGGAGTTAGTTTATCTTTTAATAACTTCTTAAAAAAGGTTGACTCCGAACTTTATAAAAAATATACTTTAGAAAAATTTAAAGAAGGTCATACTGGAAAAAATTTTACAACAGAAGAACCTAAATTTGAATTTGCAAAACCAGTATTTAAAAAGAAACTGGATTTGCCCAAAGCATCAGAAGTTCCAATTGCCAGAGAGTATCTAGAAAATAGAAAACTTAATCCAGAAAAGTTTTATTTCACTGACAAATTTAAAGAGTGGACTAACACTCAAAAAGTTACGTTCGACACCATTGGTAGAGATGAAAGTCGCATTATTATACCAATGTATGATACTGATAATAACTTGATTGGATTCCAGGGAAGATCCTTAGGTTCAAACTCTGTTAAATATATTACTGTGATGCTTAGTGAAGATGCCCCAAAAATTTATGGACTCAATCAAATACAAAAAGACAAAACTATCTACGTCACCGAAGGTCCGTTCGATTCCACTTTCATTCCAAACTCGATTGCTCTTTGTGGAGCTGATGGTGATCTTGGTAAGTGGGGTATTAGCAATCCTGTTTGGATCTATGATAACGAACCACGTAATGCCGAAATCGTCTCCCGCATTGCTCGTGCCATTGAACGAGGAGAAAGAATTGTCATCTGGCCCTCTAGTATAAAAGAAAAAGATATTAATGATATGGTTTTATCTGGACTTGATGTTAAGTCCGTGATAGAATTAAATACTTATTCTGGATTAGAAGCAAAACTTAAATTTACCACTTGGAAGAAAATATGAGCAACGGAATTAAAGTAATTAAGAGAAGCGGTAAGGTTGAACCAATCAACCTTGATAAGATGCATGTAATGGTTGATCTTGCATGTAAAGACCTTGCGGGAGTGTCTGCATCTCAAGTAGAGATTCAATCTGGAATACAATTTTATGATGGTGTAACAACATCTCAAATTCAAGAAATTTTAATTCGGTCTGCTTCTGACTTGATTGATCTTGAACACCCAAATTATCAGTATGTGGCAGCAAGACTTCTTTTGTTTTCTATTCGTAAATCAATTTATGGAAAACTGCATGATATCCCCACTTTAAGTGAGCATATTGATAAATGCGTTAACAAAGGTGTCTATGATGAAGATATTCTTTCTAGATATACTAAAGAGGAATTTGCAAAGGTTAATAGTTTTATTGACCATACTCGTGACTTCTTATTCACTTATGCTGGACTTCGCCAGGTAGTTGATAAGTACCTTGTGCAGGATAGAAGTGGTGGAGGTGTATATGAAACTCCTCAGTTCATGTATATGATGATTGCTCTGACTATCTTTGCAGAGTATCCCAAAGAAACCAGAATGTCATATGTCAGGAGGTACTATGACGCAATCTCAAAGCACAAAATCAACATTCCCACACCTATCATGGCAGGAGTGCGAACTCCACTTCGACAATTTGCTAGCTGTGTTCTTGTTGATGTTGATGACACCCTCGATAGCATCTTTAGTTCTGATATGGCTATCGGCAGATATGTTGCACAAAGGGCGGGCATCGGTATCAACGCAGGTCGAATCCGTGGCATCAACAGTAAAATCAGAGGTGGAGAAGTACAACACACAGGTGTTGTTCCCTTCCTTAAAAAGTTTGAAGCAACTGTGCGATGCTGCACACAAAACGGTATCAGAGGTGGTTCTGCTACAGTCCACTTTCCTATCTGGCATCAAGAAATAAGTGATATTCT